CAAGGACAACGAAATCTGTGGCTACACTTTCGTCATCAACGTGGAGAAGTCCCGGTACGTGCGTGAGAAGTCGAAGATTCCTTTCCTTGTCACGTTCGATGGTGGCATCAACAAGTATGCCGGTCTGCTTGAAATCGCACAGGAAACCGGTCATGTCGTCAAAGTCAAGATTGGTAACTCTAATGGGTTCTCCCGCGTCAACGTCGAAACCGGCGAAATCGAAGAGAAGAAGTGGAAGGAAGTGGACACCAACGATGAAAGCTTTTGGGGCGACCTCCTAAAGTCGGATTCCTTCAAGGATGCGGTGCGAGCTAAATACCAGTTTGCCTCCGAATTCAAGGAACAGACCGATGAAGAAACTTAACGAATACGCATCCAGAGTACAGTTCTGGTGGGCTAGAAAGACCATCAAGGACGGTAGAGATTTCGATCTTCTAATGGATGACCGTGGGATGTTAGTAACCATCCTCACTGGTAAGTTCAAGGGAGCGCAGTTCCGATTCTCGCCCCTGACGGTCAGGGAAGACGACGACGGACTGGTTGACTTTGCGACCTATGTGGAGTATGCTCCACTCAGCGCAGATGTATCCGATCCTAAGTTTACCCAGTTGACGACCAACATTCTACGAATCCTTCTTCAAGACGCGATTCCTGAAACAAATGAACAGGTGATTGATGAGAACAGAGACATTGATTTTAGCCAACCTCTTGAAGAACGAAACATTCATGAGGAAAGCACTCCCGTTCTTGAAAAGCGAGTATCTAAGCGAAAGCCCCGAAAGAAAGTTGTTCCAACAGATTCAGGATTACATCCTAAAGTACAACAACCTTCCAAGCCAAAGCGCACTAGCACTAGGACTCCAAGAGCGAAACGACCTAAGTGAAAGTGAGTTCAAGGCGTGTGGTAAGATTCTAGAAGACCTTACCTCCGACCTTGGAGACACTGACACTGACTGGTTACTAGATACCACAGAGAAATGGTGTCAGGAACAGGCAATCTTCAATGCGATTACTCAGTCGGTTCAAATCCTTAGCGGCAAGGATGAAAAGCATAATAAGGGAGCTATTCCTAGCTTGCTTAGTGATGCTCTTGGCGTTAGCTTTGATCCCAACGTTGGTCATGATTATCTGGATATGTCTTCTGACCGCTACGATTTCTATCATCGAATCGAAAAGCGAATCCCCTTCGACCTTACGTACTTTAATAAAATCACGAACGGTGGTTTGGTTCGCAAGACGCTCAACATCATCCTCGCGGGAACAGGAGTAGGTAAGTCTCTCGCGATGTGCCACATGGCTGCGGCAGCGATGCGGCAGCACTTCAACGTGCTTTACATCACGATGGAAATGGCAGAAGAGCGTATTGCGGAACGCATCGACGCTAACCTCTTGAACCTGACCATGGACGATGTTAAGAATCTGTCCAAGGACATGTACGAAGCGCGAATGGACAAGATCAAGGCGAACGTCAAGGGCAAACTGATCATCAAGGAATACCCAACCGCATCTGCGAACCCTTCGCATTTCCGTGCGTTGCTCCAAGACCTCAAGCTCAAGCGCAACTTCAAGCCTGACTTGATTTTTGTGGACTATCTGAATATCTGCGCATCTGCCCGTATCAAGCCGGGAAGCAACATCAACTCGTACACCTACGTCAAGGCAATCGCGGAAGAACTGCGCGGTCTTGCTGTGGAGTTCGATGTACCTGTTGTTTCTGCGACACAGACGACTCGTTCTGGCTTCTCTTCCTCCGATCCCGGTCTGGAAGATACGTCCGAATCCTTCGGTCTGCCTGCGACGGCTGACCTCATGTTTGCGCTGATTGCGACAGAGGAAATGGATGCGCTAGGGCAGATTATGGTCAAGCAGTTGAAGAACCGGTATAACGATCCGACGCTAAATAAGAGATTCACCGTAGGTATTGACAGGGCGAAGATGAAGCTCTATGATCTAGATGCTACGGCTCAACGGGGTTTGGTGGATGCGGGACAGCCCTCACAACCAAAGCCTAACAAATTCGGCGGGTTTACGGTCTGATGAATGTACTAGCCACAATCAAGAAAGCGTTACCAAAGGACGAAGTTTCCCACACTAAAACTAGGACGGGATTGGATATTCGTGTTGTCTCAACCAACAGGGTTGAGGCTAAAAAGAATCTTGAGACTGCTTTGAAGAAGCAGAAGATTCCTTTCAAGTCTGTCTTCAAAAGATCGAAGTCATCCTCCATGGATATTCTGGACTTGGGTGGTGGTGTTGAAATCGTATTCAAGCCACTGACCAGAAGAGGAATGAAGGGTCTGGAATTTGAAGACGAACTAGCAGAAGACCTCAAGAAATATTTCAACGGTGTTGAAGACGACAAGGCTTTCTTACATCCGGATGTGATCAAGGCAATCAAAAAGGAATTGAAGCTGACTCCTAGGAGTCCGTATGAGATTGACTCTAAAGGTAGAATGAACCAGAAGCGCAAGCTGATCTTCGACGGTAGAAAAGTTGTCATCACCAATTCAACAGGAGCAACTCTCACCGACCTGACGCTGACCAACGGAAGGAAGACGATATACCTGTCTCTGAAAACATCTAAGACGTACTACGTTACATCCTCTTCTATCTATCAACACTTCCTCGACAAGTCTACTCAGGTTAAGGTCAACGAGTTCTTTGGATTCGACGGCGCAAAGATGAGCGGGTTTGGTAAAGAGTATGCGTGCGTGACCGCAGAACCCAATTTCAGCAAGGTCAAAAACAACCTTGCTGAACTGCTGTCGAACGCGATTGGTACAGGGTTAGTTCTTCTCCATAAAAAGAGAACCAACGATGTGATGATTGCGGAAGTACCACCATCATCCCCTGTGAAAGTTTCTATAACTGGTCTATCAGAGGACTCATACACGTATCCAATTCTCGGTAAGCGTAAGGGTTCTAACATCAAGGTGAAGGCTACAGTTGACGGTCATTCATACATCGTAAACTTCCAGTTCAGAGGAACTACAGCCGCAGACACCGGACCTAGATATCTACGTATTCTGATGGAACGTCTATAATAGTGACATTTGAGGTTAGTTATGACTATTTTAGTGACAGGTGGATTGGGATTCATTGGTAGCGCATTCGTGCGTCGATGGTCTATGCTCAACAATGAGCCGATTGTCATTCTTGACAAGCTGACTTACGCAGCCAATCCTCGCAACATTCAACCGCAACGTGATAACGTCATCGTCCATATCGGTGACGTAGCAGACCCGCGTGACGTATCAAGCATCCTCAACGAGTACATGCCTCGCGCCTGTTTCCACTTCGCGGCTGAGTCGCATGTGGACAACTCCATCAATGACTGTAATCCGTTCCTTCACTCTAATGTGTATGGCACCGTCAACCTGTTGGAGCAGATCAAGAATCATCGACCATCGTGCCATCTGATTCATGTATCCACGGATGAAGTATTCGGCTCCCTAGGGCTGAACGATCCTCCGTTCACCGAAGAGACTGGCTATGCGCCGCGTTCTCCGTATGCTGCGTCTAAGGCTGCGTCTGACCATTTCGTTCGCGCCTATGCCGTCACGCACGGACTCAAGACTAACATCACCAATTGCTCTAACAACTATGGACCCTATCAGCATCCGGAGAAGTTCATCCCTACGGTAATTCGTAAGATGCTCACAGGTCAAAAGATTCCCGTCTATGGCAACGGCATGAACATTCGTGACTGGCTCTATGTGGACGACCATGTAGACGCACTGATTGCTGTCCTTGAGCGTGGGCGCATTGGCGAGCAATACTGTATCGGCGGCGGAACACAGAAGACGAACATCGAAATCGCGACTTCTATCATTGGAGCAATCGGTGGTTCCTTCGAACAGATTCAGTTTGTCGAAGACCGGAAAGGACACGACTTCCGCTATGACATAGATAGTGATAAGCTCTATCTTCATACGGGTTGGAAGCCGTACAAAGTCTTCCACCGTGGAATAATAGAAACAGTAGAATGGTATCGCAATAATATTGAATGGGTGAAATCATGTCGAAATGCCTCGGAATCATACTCGCAGGCGGCAAAAGCTCGCGCCTCTATCCCGCCACATTTGCTACGACCAAGCAAGTTCTCCCCATCTACGACAAACCCCTGATTTACTACCCGCTATCGACTTTGATGCTAGCGGGGATTCGGGATTTCGTAGTAATCACTACGCCGGAAGAGCAAGCCGTCTTCAAGACGTTGCTGTGGGATGCCGAAGAACGAATGGGAATTAAAGTCTCGTTCGCTTCGCAGGATTTCCCTCTCGGTATTGCCGACGCATTCAATGTTGTCACAGACGTATTTGACTTAGACACCAGTACGTATTACACTCGCTTCGCTCTAATCCTAGGCGACAATATCTTCTACGGTGCGGGAATGACCGAGATATTGGCGAAGGCAGTGGGGAGTGAGGGTACGGTCTGTATTGCCGCGAAAGTGAAAGACCCCGAAAGATTCGGTGTAGTCGAGCTATCTGACGATGGGCAAGTCCTTGATCTAGAAGAGAAACCCAAGGTGCCTAGAAGCGACTTAGCTATAACTGGTCTTTACTTTTTCAATTCCTCTGTTTTTCAGCGAGTCCGCAAACAGAAGCCGGGATCGCGTGGCGAATTAGAGATTACAGATACGTTGAAAACATATCACAAGGATAATGCTCTAACTGCCATTAGACTTCCGCGTGGAGCTATCTGGTTCGACACCGGAACAGCCGACTCGCTATTAGAAGCCGCGAACATGATCGCAGGCATTCAGAAACATCAGGGTTTTATGGTTGGCAATCCTCACGAAATCGCGTATAATAGAGGTTGGATTAGTGGTGACGCACTAAAAGAAACCGCGCTACTCTGTGAGAAGTCTGCGTATGGTCAATACTTATTGGAGTTACTATCTTGAAACTGACACCCGAACAACGGCATTTCTACATTCACGAACTCGCGAAGGAACTGCCGCCATGGGCATACAACGCAGGCGCGGAGTTTGAACCGGGAAAGACTCCTGTTTTCTACTCCGGTCCCTACTTCGACCATCATGAAATCGAAGCCGCACTGAAAGCATTCCTCACTGGCAAGTGGCTAGTCACTGGCGAAGAGGTCGCGAAGTTCCAGTGGAAGTTCGCACGCAAGTTTGGCGTTCGATTCGCACACATGGTCAACTCAGGTTCATCTGCGAATCTGGTCATGGTCGCAGCACTCAAGAAGTTCTACGGATGGACGGACGATGCGGAAATTATCGTGTCGCCTGTGGGCTTCCCGACGACCATTGCGCCGATTGTCCAGAATGGCATGAAGCCAGTGTTCGCAGACATTGAAATGGACACGCTAAACTTTGACCTGAGTGAAGTCGAGCGTAAGATTCGCAAGAACACGGTCGCAATCTTTGTCTCACCAGTATTGGGCAATCCACCGAACATGGACGAACTCAAGCGCATGGCAGATGACGCAGGCATCGTCCTGATTGGTGACAACTGTGACTCCCTCGGAACTAAGTGGAATCATGATTGGCTGACTAAATACTACGCCGCATGGTCTACGTCTTTCTATCCGGCACACCACATGACGACCGGTGAAGGTGGCATGGTGTGTTCTGACAACGAGGAGATTATCAACTATGCCAGACAGTTCTCATGGTGGGGAC